GTCTGGCTTATATTCTCTTTTTATCCCAATGGAGTGGAACTACGAAGGATTTATTGATGAGCACGGAAGCCCAGTCTTCAATACTCCGGATCATGAAGTCTTCGATCCACATGGGGAATTAATAGATATAGGCGTTATAGACAGTTGGCAGAACGAAGCTGACGGTTTAAAAAACGATCAAGATGCTTTAAATGAATTTTACAGACAATTTCCAAGAACTACTGAACACGCTTTTAGAGACGAGACTAAAAACTCTATTTTTAATCTTGTTAAAATATACGAGCAAATAGACTACAACGAGGAAATGTCTAGAACATTAGGTATTACTAAGGGTAATTTTCAATGGGTTAACGGTGTTAAAGATTCAACAGTGATATTTTATCCAGATCCTAAAGGTAGATTTAAAATAAGCTGGGTGCCACCACAAAACTTACAAAACAAAGTTGTAATTAAAAATGGTGTTAAATGGCCAGGTAATGAGCATATGGGTGCTTTCGGCTGTGATAGTTACGATATATCAGGAACAGTAGACGGCGTAGGTTCTAAAGGTGCTTTGCACGGGCTTACAAAGTTTAGCATGGAAGACGCACCAGCCAATACATTTTTCTTAGAATACTTAGCTAGACCACAAACCGCAGAGATATTCTTTGAAGACGTTCTAATGGCATTAGTGTTTTACGGGATGCCTATACTTGCAGAGAACAACAAACCCCGCCTATTGTATTATTTACGAAGACGTGGTTACAGAGGTTTTAGTATGAATAGACCTGATAAAATATGGAACAAATTATCTACGGCTGAAAAAGAAGTAGGTGGTATACCAAACTCAAGTGAAGATATAAAACAAGCTCATGCGGCAGCAATTGAAATGTATATTCAAAGTCACGTGGGTATGGCACAAGATGGTTCTTTTGGTAATTGTTATTTTAACGAACTACTTAATGACTGGGCTAAATTTGACATCAACAAAAGAACAAAGCATGATGCGTCCATAAGCTCTGGTCTAGCTATTATGGCTAACAATAGACATTTATATAGGCCAAATGCACCAACACAAAAACCTAAACTAAACTTAAGTATTGCTAGGTATTCAAACAAAGGTAATACATCTAAATTAATTAAAAAATAAATATGGCAGAGTCTGTTATAAAAAATTATTTTCCTAGCCAAGTTGTAAGTGACTTGGAAAAAATGAGCTATGAGTATGGTTTGAAAGTGGCTAAAGCTATTGAAACCGAGTGGATGCACACCGATAGAGGTGCTAGCAGGTATAGAATAAATCAAGATAATTTTCATAAATTAAGGTTGTATGCTAGAGGTGAGCAATCAATACAAAAATACAAAGATGAATTATCTATCAACGGTGATTTATCTTATTTAAATTTAGACTGGAAACCAGTACCTATTATACCTAAGTTTGTAGATATAGTTGTAAATGGCATTGCAGAAAGAATGTACGATTTAAAGGCTTATTCTCAAGATCCTTTTGGCGTTAGCAAAAGAACAGAATATATGGAGTCTATACTTATAGACATGAATAGTAGAGATTACAGTGATTTTGTAGAGCAAAACCTTGGTATAACAGCATACAACAACGATAAAGATAAATTACCAGACACTAAAGAAGAGCTTGATTTACATATGCGTTTAAATTATAAACAAGCTGTAGAGATAGCAGAAGAACAAGCCTTGAAAGTTTTAATGGAAGGTAACAACTACGAGTTAATTAAAAAGCAATATTACTACGACTTAACAGTTTTAGGTATAGGAGCTGTTAAAACAAGCTTTAATACATCAGAAGGTGTTGTTATTGATTACGTTGATCCAGCTGATTTAGTTTATTCGTATACTGAGTCACCTTATTTTGATGACGTTTATTATGTTGGTGAAGTAAAAAATGTACCTATAAATGAACTTGCAAAACAATTCCCACACTTAACACATCAAGATTTAGAAGAAATAACAAAAAACAAAACTTACAAGTCAAACAATAATACCAGTTACAATTCAAAAGAAGACGACAATAACAAAGTTCAGGTTTTATATTTTAATTATAAAACATACATGAACGAAGTTTACAAAGTAAAAGAAACTGGTACTGGTGCTGAAAAAATATTAGAAAAAGATGACACGTTTAACCCACCTGAGGACGCGGAAAATTTTGGTAAGCTACAAAGATCAATAGAATGCTTATATGACGGTGCTTTAGTATTAGGTACTAAAAAACTACTTAAGTGGGAAATGGCTAAGAACATGGTAAGGCCAAAAAGTGATTTTACTAAAGTTAAAATGAATTACGCTATTGTAGCGCCTAGATTATATAAGGGTAGAATAGAAAGTTTAGTTAGTCGTATTACTGGTTTTGCCGATATGATACAGCTTACACACTTAAAGTTACAACAAGTATTATCACGCATGGTGCCTGATGGTGTTTATTTAGATGCTGATGGTTTAGCTGAAATAGATTTGGGTAACGGTACAAACTATAATCCACAAGAAGCTTTAAACATGTTCTTCCAAACAGGTTCTGTTATTGGACGAAGTTTCACTTCTGAAGGTGACATGAACCCAGGAAAAGTGCCAATACAAGAAATACAGTCTGGTAGTGGTGGTGCTAAAATGCAATCGCTTATAGGTAATTATAACTATTACATGCAAATGATTAGAGATGTCACTGGACTAAACGAATCAAGAGATGGTAGCACACCTGACAAATACGCTTTAGTTGGAGTGCAGAAGTTGGCTGCAGCTAATTCTAATACAGCAACAAGGCATATATTACAAGCTGGTTTGTTTTTAACTTCCGAAGTTGCACAATGTTTATCACTTAGAATATCTGATATTATAGAATATTCCCCAACAAAAGATGCTTTTATACAGCAAATAGGTGCTCACAACGTTGCTACGCTTGAAGAAATGTCGGAGTTACATTTGTATGACTTTGGTATATTTATAGAGTTACAGCCAGACGAAGAAGAGAAAGCAATGCTTGAAAACAATATTCAAATGGCTTTGCAACAACAAATAATAGAACTTGCTGACGCTATTGATATTAGAGAAATTAAAAATGTAAAGTTAGCTAATCAACTGCTAAAACTTAGAAGAGCAAAAAAACTTGCTAAAGATCAGCAGATGCAACAGCAAAACATACAAGCACAGTCTCAAGCAAATATACAAGCGCAACAAGCTGCTGCACAAATGGAAATGCAAAAACAACAAGCTATGGTTCAAGCCGAGGGGCAAATGGAACAAATGAAAGCACAGCTTGATGCTCAAAAGCAAGCGCAAGAAATAATGTACAAAAAAGAACTAATGCAGCTAGAGTTTCAAATGAATATGCAGTTAAAACAAATGGAAGTAGAAGCTGCAAAAGGTAAAGAAAAACAAAAAGAAGATCGTAAAGACGAAAGAACTAGAATACAAGCCTCACAACAAAGTGAACTTATAGACCAAAGAAAAAGTGAAAAACCACCTAAAAACTTTGAGTCTGCAGGTAATGATATAATGGGTGGCGGTTTTGATTTAGGTGCTTTTGATCCTAGATAACAATTATTAATTATTATTATATTATATTATGGAAGAAAACGTAGAAAACGTAGTTGAAGAAACTACACAAGCAACTGAACAACCAGTTGAAGAAACTAAAAAACCAAACATTAACGAAGATGGCGACTATGTTGTCAACTTGGACAAACCAATAGAAAATGAAACCGAAGAAGTTAAAGAAGACAACCCTGTCGACGAGGGAGTGGTTAGAGTCGATGAAAATGCCGATGCCACAGAAAAACAAGAAGAAGTACAACCGGAAGAACAAGCACAAGAAACACCAGTATTAGAAGAAGTTACTGATGATGTGCAGGAAAAAACAGAAGAGTTAGCCGAAGAAGTTGTTGAAGCAATAGAAAAAGCAGAACAAACTGGCCAAGCAATACCAGAAAATTTACAAAAAGTTGTAGATTTTATGGAAGAAACTGGTGGTACTTTAGAAGATTATGTACGTCTTAACCAAGATTACTCTAGTTATGATGACATGACAATTCTTAGAGAATATTACAAACAAACAAAATCTCACTTAAACGATGATGAAATCAGTTTTTTAATGGAAGACTCGTTTTCATACGATGAAGAGGAAGATGAAGAAAGAGAGATTAAAAAGAAAAAAATAGCGTTAAAAGAGCAAGTTGCCAACGCTAAAGCCCACTTAGACGGGCAAAAGTCTAAATACTATGAAGAAATTAAAGCTGGAAGCAGGTTAACACCTGAACAACAAAAAGCTGTAAACTTCTTTAATAGATACAACAAAGAGTCGGAAGAGACTAAAAAAATAGCGGAAAAACAAACTAACACTTTTAAATTAAAAACTCAACAAGTTTTTAACGATAATTTCAAAGGTTTTGAATATAACGTCGGAGATAAGAGATATAGGTTTAATGTGAAAAATGCTAATGAGGTTAAAGAGACCCAAGGTGATATTAATAATTTTGTCAAGAAGTTCTTGAATGAAAATAATGAAATGTCAGATGCTAAAGGTTATCATAAATCTTTATTTACAGCAATGAATCCCGACGCTATTGCTAATCACTTTTACGAACAAGGAAAAGCTGATGCTATGAAAGATAGTGTTGCCAAGGCTAAAAACGTAAGTATGGATCCTAGGCAATCATTTTCTAACGATAACACAAGCGGTCCTAAAGTAAGAGTGCTTAACGATGACACTTCTCCAACTTTTAAATTTAAAATCAAAAACAAATAACTAATTTAAAATAAATAATTATGGCAATTAATCCAGGACCTAATTTAAACAGTGTTCCAGCTCCACAAAAACAAACGTTAGCAAATAACTATTTGGATTTTACTGGAACTGCAAACTCATGGGGTCAACAATATTTACCAGATCTAATGGAAAAAGAAGCTGAAGTTTTCGGACCGAGAACTATTTCAGGGTTTCTTTCACAAGTTGGAGCTGAAGAGGCAATGCAATCTGATCAGGTTGTATGGTCTGAACAAGGTAGATTACATCTATCTTACAAGTGTAACGTAGATGCAAACAACGGAACTACCGCTGGTACTGGTGCAACTGATGTTATAGTAATATCTTCAGATATTGATGGTAACAGTTTATCTACAAAAGGACACGGTATTAGAATTAACGACACAGTTATTATTGCTGATGCAACTAACGGTGTTGTTAAATGTTTAGTAACTGACGTTCCTTCTACTTCATCAGTTGAGGTTCTTCCTTACGATAGAGGTGCGGCTAACTTAACTATTACAGCTACAGATGCATCAACTATATTAGTTTATGGTTCTGAGTATGGAAAAGCTGATAGCTACAGAACTGCTTTAGGTGCTGCTCAAACAGACACTAGAGGAGCTAACGAGCCAAGATTCTTAACTTTTACTAACAAACCAATTATCATGAAAGATTACTTTGAGGTTTCAGGATCTGATACTTCAAGAATTGGTTGGGTTGAAGTTTCAACAGAAAATGGACAATCAGGTTACATGTGGTACTTAAAAGCTGAAGCTGATACTAGAGCTCGTTTTAATGATTACATTGAAATGGCTATGCTAGAAGGTGAAAGAGCAGACTCTTCATCTATAATTGATGGAACTTCTTTACTTAATGGTATTGCTGCTGGTGATGATACTGGTACTGAAGGTTTATTCGCTGCTGTTGAATCAAGAGGTAATATTACTACTGGTGTTACTGGTGTTAACGCTGCTACTGATTTGGCTGAATTTGATGCTATCTTAGCTGAATTTGACAAGCAAGGTGCTATTGAAGAATACATGATGTTTATCAACAGATCTACTAGCTTAGCTATGGACGATATGTTAGCTTCAATGAATTCTTACGGTGCTGGTGGTACATCATACGGTGTATTCAACAACTCTGAAGATATGGCATTAAACTTAGGTTTCACTGGTTTCAGAAGAGGTTCTTATGACTTCTACAAGTCTGACTTCAGATACTTAAACGATAAAGCTACAAGAGGTGGTATTAATGAAGCTGCTGGGGCAAATGCTCTTAGAGGGGTTATGATTCCTGCTGGTACTTCTTCAGTTTATGACCAAACTGTTGGGCAAAGCATGAAGAGACCTTTCTTACACGTAAGATATAGAGCTTCACAAACTGATGACCGAAGAATGAAGTCTTGGGTTACTGGTTCTGTTGGTGCTGCTACATCTGCTTTAGATGCAATGCAATTACACTTCTTAACTGAAAGATGTTTAATTACTCAAGGTGCTAACAATTTCATGTTAATGAAATAAGCACGTTTATTTAAAGAGGTTGGGGGTAACTCCCCAACCCCTTTCTTTTTATTAATTTTATTATATATTATATTATGGCAAAAAAACAAAAAACACAAGAGGTAGAGGTACCTATTGTTGAAACTCCAGTAGTTGAAACACTAAAACCTAAAAAAGTTGAACCTGCAAAACCAAAGTGGGAAATAAAAGATAGAGTTTACAATTTAAAAGGTAACAAAACACCTATATCGTACATGTTAAAATCTTCAAATGTGTATTGGTTTGACGAAGAAAAAGGTTACGAAAGAGAGTTAAAATATTGTGAAAACCAAAGAACTCCATTTGTTGATGAAATGAAAGGAGATCAAAGATTAGCTCACGTTATTTTTAGAAATGGTAACTTATTTGTAGAAAAAGAAAAAACAGTTTTACAAAAACTATTATCTTTATATCACCCACACAAAGATGTTATATATACAGAGTACAAGCCAGAAGTAGAGGCTGCAGATGAAATTGAAGTATTAGAACTAGAAGCTGATGCAATACTAGCTGCTAGAAATATGGACCTTGATATGGGAGAAGCTATATTACGTGTTGAGGTTGGTTCTAGTGTGTCTAAGATGAGCTCTAAAGAACTTAAAAGAGATTTGCTAGTATTTGCTAGAAATAATCCTGCTTTGTTCTTAGAATTAGCCGCTGATGATAATGTTCAACTTAGAAACTTTGGTATCAAAGCCACAGAGCTTGGTATTGTTAAGTTAAGTCAAGATCAAAGAAACTTTATGTGGTCTTCAAACAACAGACCTATAATGACAGTTCCTTTTGACGAACATCCATACACTGCTTTAGCACATTGGTTTAAGACTGATGAAGGTATGGAAATATATGCAAATATAGAAAAACGATTAAAATAATCAAACTGTAGAAGCGGTCGCTCTACGGGGCGACTGCAACTACTAAAAAATTAAATATGAAATCACAAGGACTAGGAGATACAGTAGAAAAATTTACAACAGCGACTGGTATAAAATCATTCACACAATACCTAAACAAACAAGGTGTGTTTGGTAAAAAAGGCTGCAATTGTAATAAAAGAAAAGAGGCTTTAAACAAAGCGTTTCCATATAAAAATAAATAATAATGGTAAGAATAGACACGGTTTATCAAAGAGTTTTAGCTTTAGCAAATAAAGAGCAAAGAGGTTATATAACGCCTCAAGAGTTTAATTTATATGCTAACCAAGTTCAAATGGATATTTTTGAAGAATATTTTTACGATATAGATCTATACAATAGAGCTCCAGAAAATATAACAGAATATTCTAACCGTGAAAATATAACTAATGACAAGTTGGCCGCATTTAAAAAGAAACAAAACGCGCCAGTAAGTCTTGGTCAAGGTTTATTTGAAGTGCCAGATGATGTTTACAAACTAGGTACTGTAAAATACCAAGAAAGATACGTTGTTGATGAGGTTCAAGAAGATGAGTTGATACGTATAAATAGTAGTCCTTTAACTATTCCTAACAGAACAAGACCTGTGTATTTAAGATTTGCTAATAACTTTACAATCGACCAGGTAATACAAGTATATCCTACCTCAATAACTTCACAACTTACATATAACTATATAAAAAAACCATCAAGAGTAACCTGGGGTTACGTTGTTGTTAATGGTAATGCGTTGTACAATTCTTCAACTTCAGTTAATTTTGAGTTACATATATCAGAACAAAGCAAACTTGTTTATAAAATATTATCGCTTGCTGGTATAAACTTAAAAGATCCAAATCTTTATCAAATGGCAAGCACGGAAGAACAAAAAGATACAAATCAAAAAAAATCATAAATAAATGGGATTACTAAATCAATCAGCAAGAGGTTATTATGAAAGTCGTGACGGTATTCAAAACACAGGTGATGAGTTTTATGGTAGTTATCAATTTACTTCTTTAGAAAATATTATAAACCAGTTTATTATTGCTTATGTTGGTGAAGACAAGTTAATACCTAAAATCAAGAAGAGTGACGTTGCTTTTCATGCACAGAGAGCATTGCAAGAATTAAGCTTTGATACTTTAAAGTCTTGTAAAGCACTTGAGTTTGAAGTTCCACCTTCGCTAGCAATGCCACTACCACAAGACTACGTTAACTATGTTAAAGTTTCTGTTAGTGATAAAGATGGTATTAAAAGAGTTTTGCAACCAGCCTCTAAAACAGGAAATCCTTTAGCTTTTCAACAAAACGCAGATGGCACATTTAAATTTGAAGACAATAGTTTTCAAGCCGACCAGACTTTACCGTTTGAAGAATACGGCATAACATCTACAGGTCAAATATCAGATCCTGATGGAGATGGTAATATAAAATCAAAAAACCCTTTACCACAGTTTAAAAAAGAAACAAGAATTAAATTACAAAACACTAGCGGTTATCAAAGTAAATATGAAGCTAATTACGGCCCTGCATCAGGAGCTGGGCTTCACCATATGCTTATAAACTTTTTTACAGCTAACCACGATATAGAAGTTGGCATGAGAGTTTACGGTCCTGGTATACAACCAAACACAACTGTTAAAAGTGTTGGAGCTACTACTAATGGTAATTTTCCAGGCATGGGTATTTTACTTACAAACCCTCAATATGAAAAATGGTTGTTAGATGGTCAACCAACAATAACAAACCCAGGTGCACCAATCTTAGGATCTACAAACCCTCTTTACTATAAAACTGAAGAGCTTATTTTTGTTGATTTCAAAAGAGAATCAGACACTTGGAGTAAGTTTAAATCTAACCAAACAAATGAAGAAAAAGTTAACGACTACTCGTATGACGCAGACACTTTTGATTTAACTAAAGGACAAAGGTTTGGTTTAGACCCACAACACGCTCAAATAAACGGATCTTACTTTATTGATTGCAATGAAGGTGTTATATATTTTGGATCTTCAATAAACGGTGAAACGGTAATACTTGATTATATAAGTGATAGCCTAGGGACTAACAAAGAAATGCGTGTACATAAGTTTGCTGAAGAAGCTATGTACAAGTGTATAGCATACGCTATAGTATCTACAAGAGCAAATATTCCAGAGTATATAGTACGTAGGTTTCAAAAAGACAAATTTGCTACAACAAGAAAAGCAAAATTAAGATTATCAAATTTAAAAATAGAAGAATTAACTCAAATACTTAGAGGTAAATCTAAACAAATAAAACACTAGTATATGCCGGAGATTAAAAATAGTTTCACTGCTGGTAAAATGAACAAAGATCTTGACGAAAGATTAGTACCTGTAGGTCAATATAGAGATGCGTTAAACATACAAGTTTCTACATCAGAAAGTTCTGATGTTGGCGCAATTGAAAACGTATTAGGTAATAGTGAGGTTTCTGTTGATTTAATAAACAGTGTTGCTCCAGACTCTGTTTGTGTTGGTACTATTTCTAATGAAAAAGATAATTCTTTATACTACTTTGCTTCTAGTCAAAAATCAGGTGGTTTAATTTATGATTCTAGCGGTAAGTCTGTTATAGGTTGGAGAGACGTTAATTACCTGTATGACGCACCTGAAAGCTACACGTGGACTGATAGAATATACAAAATACAAAATGATACTGTAACACCTGTATTTGTTGATAATTTTAGAACTAAAACTTATTTTGATTTCACAAGAAATTCAATTGGTGGTAATGGTTTAAATTTAGGTAATTATGATTACGCTGTAAAAAGTACTTTAGGTATATATGAGGGTATGGATTGTTATTTCTTTGCAGCTGCTGGTCATAACGCTGTGACTTTAGGAAATATAGCTATTAATGAAATGGTTGCTGGGCAAAAAATAATTTCAAGAAAAGTAACTTATGTTGATCACGCTAACTCTACAGTAAGATTTAGTAAAAATTTAACTGACATTTCAAGTGTTTTGTATCAAAATAGTCCTGGTGCTGAGTGGGTTAGATCAGACCTTGAAGATTATAATTATTTAGTTTTTGTAAAACCAAGACTTTTAAATTTTGATTGTAACAATATAATAACAGGTATTAATATTATTGATAACTTACTTCTTTTTACTGACAACAATTCAGAACCTAAAAAAATAAATATTACAAGAAGTATTGCTGGTACTGATTCAGGTGGTAATACAGCTACAAAACTTATTGTCCCTGATAGAAATATAGATTTAAATAGTAATATTTTAGTTGAAGAAGAAAACATTACAACAATAAAAAAATCTCCTGTTGAAAAAATTAACATAGAACAACAGTCTGAACAATTAACTTCAGCTGTTTCTGATCATAACTTTACAGAAGACGATGGGTCTGGTGGTTACCAATTAGCTTCTTCTGGAACTGAAATTGTTGTAAAATTTACACAATTTTCTAATGGTAGTAGTTTTTTAGAAAATGAAGAGTTAAGATTTTTAAATCAAAATTCCTTATTAAGTTTGCCTAACAACTTTGATGTTAGATGTAAAGTTTTAGAAAACTTAAGTGGTCAGCAAATAGGCAATACAAGTGCTAACTGGCCAGTTAATACTTATAAAATAGAAATACTAAGCATTTCTCCAACAACACCTATCGACATTAGCTCTGGCCCTTACAACTCTACCATAAACGATTTTAACGTTGTTAGGTTGTTAGACACAGACAGCTTGTTTGAAAAAAAGTTTGTTAGATTTGGTTATAGATGGAAATATCAAGATGGTGAATATTCTACTTTTTCACCGTTTACCAACGTTGTATTTGAGCCTTCTTATTTTGAATATGACTCTTTATTAGCTTACAATAAAGCTATGCAGAACAATTTAACAAGTATAAAATTAAGAAATATTATTTCTAAAAACATACCTAATGATGTTGTTCAAGTTGACATTTTGTATTCTGAATCAAACTCGCCTATAGTTTATATTGTAGACAAATTAAGATACAATGATTTAAAAACAATTTTTATACCTAGCTCAGTAGAAGGTTTTAATAATTGGCATGCTGATCAATATGCGGTAAAGTCTGATATAATATTTAATGCTGTTCCAGAAAATCAAACA